GGCGACCGGACAACAGGGCAGTCCGTCATGTCCAAGTCTGCCCGACTTTGACTAATCCAGTATGCCCGATTGTATCGTTTATATGGCGCTTGATTGAAGACACTACCCATATGGGGGTGTCATAAGTCTAATGTCCGTTTTGCACAAGACCCGCGCAGGCTTATTTTTTTCGCCGCAAGTTAGACCGACTTTGGTGATGGAGACGCCAAAAGGCCCTCCCAGGACTGGAGGGCCACTTTCGATGACCATCCGGCCCCGGGAGGGCCGTGGTTCGAGGATTGCACGGCCTCCCGCCATGCGTCAAGCGAGTTATATTCCCTGGTCAGACATGCGTGATGCAGATCACACGGCCTAGTGTCCACTCTTCGACGAGACGACAGACCCTATGTCTATGGGGGGTAAGGGGGGGATCTACTTACCTTCATAGGCCCGACAGGGCCATGTGTACTTACCTCATAGCTTTCGGTAACGAGCCCCTGAGGGCTCGCATCTCTGAACCTTCGGCCGCTAAGGCGGCCTCTAAGGAGCCACCCCTTAAGGCTGGCTCTTATAGAGGGTGCTTCAACATCCGGCCGCTAACGGCCTTCCGGCCGTTTGGGGGTTAACTCATGCCACGGTCGATGTGCCGACGCTGTCGGCGGTTAGTGCCGTTAGGTCAACCCTTCTGCTGGGAACATAGGGCAGCCGATCGTTACTCGGCTGCATGGAACTTAAACAGTAAGGCCGCTAGAGCGGCTAACCCTTTCTGCGTCAAGTGCGGATCGGTATTCGATCTCACGGCTGATCACATCATTCCGCGTTCACGCGGCGGGACTGACCACATGTCGAACATTCAGGTTCTCTGCCGTTCGTGCAACAGCCGGAAGCACAACCGCCCGAGGGGGTGACATCTCATGCCGGGGCCTCTCCCGAAACCGACCCACCTAAAAATCCTGACCGGTAATCCGGGTAAGAGGCCGCTGCCTGAGCACGAACCCCAGCCCACCAGGGGCGAACCGATTCCGCCTGACTGGCTGGACGGGGAAGCCCTGGAGGAATGGCGGCGCGTCGTCCCGGAGCTGGCGGCGCTGGGCCTGACTGCCTTGGTGGACCGGGCCGCGCTGGTCGTGTACTGCCAGGCATGGGCTTCTTACGTCTCCGCTTCACGTCAGCTCGCGGAGCAGGGGCCGACTTCGACCGGACGCAACGGCGAGATGGTCAAGCATCCGGCCGCGCAGATCGCGCGGGACTCGGCGGACCTGATGAACAAGTTCGGGAGTCAGTTCGGCTTCACGCCCGCTTCGCGGGCTCGCCTGTCCATTCCCGAGCAGGACTCGGGGGCCTTGGACATCGCAGCAATCATCTCCGCGTAGCCCGCGGAGCGCTTTACAGCTTCCGGCCGGCGCGGGGGTACGGCCGGGGGACGGTGGTTGAGGCCGGGGGTTGAGTCTTGCTCCCCCCGGTCTCCTACTTCCCGATGAAGAGGGCGAGCATCGCGGCGATGCCCGAGAGGAGTCCGCCAATTGCGCTTACGGCTGTCCACGAAATCTGGCGGGGCGGACGCACGAGCCTGGGTTCTCGTGGGGCGGGTGCACCGTGCCTGATCGGTTCGGAGCGGGAGGTCTGTTGAGCCGTTCGCACCGCAGCTCTATCGGGGCCGCGCCCGCGCCTCTGTCGCGCGCGCTTCCGCCTGTCCTTCCGGTCGCCCAGTTCAATGACCAACCAAAGAATGAACCAGACCACGCCCGTGCCCCAGATCGGCGAGGTCACCAAAGCGATCCCAGCGGCGTCGTTGATTGCGGACCCCCTCATCGGCAGCTGAGCAATAGGCGGATCGTAGCAAAGCTCTGTGATCGAATTTGCCTGGTTGGAGGTGACAAGAGATGCCTCGGTACGTCGCAACGAAGGTTCCCCGTGTTCCGCGAGTCCCCGGCGTTCACCGGGTGGCGCGGGTTCGCCGCGTGCGGCCTCCGTCCCATGTTCACTACCCGCATTCGCCGGGGTCGGTGGTGCATCGGCATCCGCATCAGGGCAACCACAACCCGCGCCCCGGGGCGCATGTTCACCACCATGCCGCCAGCGGCGGCCACCACGCGCACGCGGGCAACCACGGTCACCGGCACGTCGCATCGGGCGGGCATCACCCGCACAAGGGTGTGCACGAGCATCACCACGTTGTGGCTGGCCGCCATCACCCGCATAAGGGTGTTCACGAGCACCACCACGTCCCGAAGGGGCGACACCACCACCACAAGGGGAGCCACGGCCATCGGAGACACCATCACGCGCACCGGCACCACGGCGTGTAGAGCCGCGCCGGCCGGACGCTGTAAAGCTCGCGTCTGTACCTTGCTTGACGCATGACGCGTCAAGGGAGTTAGATCATGCCTCAAGACACGGAAGACCCCGGCGGGTGCTGGACACACCCCCGGGGCTTGGCTTGAGGAGCTGCACTCCACATGCGCATTCAGCGTACCCCGCAACAAGGTTTCTTCACCATCGTTCCGAACGCGACGGCGCGTGATCACGGCCTGTCGTTCACGGCCCGGGGCATCCTGGCCTACCTGCTGTCGCTCCCGGCTGGCCGCTCTGAGACGGTCATGAGCCTGTCTGAGAAGTCGGTGGAGGGTCGCAAGGCCGTTTCGGCTGCGATGACGGAGCTTGAGGAGCGCGGTTACCTGGCTCGCAAGCGGGTTCGCGGTGAGGCGGGGCAGATCACCACTGACGTTGTGGTCTTCGACATGCGCGACGGCGCATCTCCCCAGGTCGCGCCGAACGACACTCCAGTGTCGGTCGGTGGCCCGGTCGCCGGTTCGTCGGTCGATAACCCCATAGAAGACTTGGTAGAAAACTCCCCCCTCCCTACCCCCGTGACGGCCCCGGCTCTGACCGAGTCGGCCCCGGAGGGGCGGGCGGGGGGTGAGATATCTCGATCGGAAACCCTTCTCGCCGAGGTCGGCCGGGCTGACGCACGGCTACACCTGTCGGTGCGGGATCTGCGCAAGCTGGCCCCGCTGGTCGAGGCGTGGTTCGAGCGGGGCGCGGACGAGCGCTTGGTGAAGCTGGCGCTTACGGCGGGCCTTCCGGAGCGGGTGCAGCACCCCGCCGGGCTGCTGCGGAAGCGCCTCGAAGACAAAATGCCCGCAACGGCTCCCGTGGCCCCTGTGGCGGCCCCGCAGGCTCCCCGGCATGAGTGCCCCGAGTGCCAGCGTCCTGTGATCACTGCGGGCCTGTGCAAGTCATGCGCCGGGGACGCCCCGGCAACGGCCACCCCCATTTCGGGCCCGGTCTCCTGGCGAGACCTGGCTAAGAGCTTCGCCCCGGGCGCCTTCGCTACGGCCTGACGCCCCTCCCCTCTCCGTCGACCAAACCGCGGGGCGCTTTACAGCGTCCCGCCGGCCTGATGCGAGGGGGTGTAGATGCTCCTTGCCCCCCACGCCCCGGCGAACGCTGCATCCGGCACCTTCATATGGGACCAGGCCGCAGCTGACCGAGTCGTCGCGTTCTTCGAGCGCGTCTTGGTCCACACCAAGGGCAGGCACGCACGGACACCCTTCCTCCTGACCGACTGGCAGAGGGACGAGATCGTACGGCCCTTGTTCGGCACGCTCGCCTATGACGAGCAGTACGACGAGTACGTACGTCAGTACCGCGTCGCCTGGCTTGAGATGGCCCGCAAGAACGGCAAGTCAGAATTGGCGTCCGGCTTTGCCCTGTATGGCCTTGTAGGCGATGGGGAAGAGTCCGCCGAGGTCTATTCCGTCGCGGCTGACCGCGACCAGGCGTCGCTAGTTTTCGACGTCGCTAAGCGCATGGTCGAGCTGTCCCCGGTCCTTTCCCGGCGTCTCGAAGTCGTCGCCTCTAAGAAGCGCATCATCGACCCGGCCACGAACTCTTTCTATGCGGTGCTGCCCGGAGATGCCTCCGGCGCTCTCGGCACCAACCCGAGCATGGTCCTCTTCGATGAGGTCTTGACTCAGAAAGACCGGCACCTGTGGGACGCGATGCGCCAAGGGTTCGGCACCCGGCGTCAGCCGATTCTCATTGCTACTACTACCGCCGCGTACACGTCGGCGCGGTTCGCATTGGAGGAACACGAATATGGGGAAGGTCTCCTCAACAATCCTGCCGCCGACGCCGCCCGGTTCGTGTTCATGCGAAACACACCGAGGGATTGGGACTGGCGAGACGAAGGGCACCCCGCCAATCCCGAGACCGGAGAGCCCGCAACCGGCTGGTACCACGCCAATCCCGCTCTTGGAGATTTCCTCTCCATCGGAAACCTCCGATCCGAAGCCGTAGAAGCCGAGTCCAAGCCTTCGGCTGAGAACGCGTTCCGCGTGTTCCGGCTGAACCAGTGGACTTCTCAGGCCGAACGCTGGCTCGATATGCAGACGTGGGACCGCAACGGGGAAACCCCGGTTCTGCGTGAGCACCTGGCGGGCCGTTGCTGCTATGCCGGGCTCGACCTGGCGAGCGTTTCCGACTTCACGGCGTGGGTGTTGCTGTTCCCGGGCTCTCCGGAGGACAAGGACGCCGAGGGGTTCACGATTCTTCCCCGCTTCTGGATTCCGTCGAAGGCGCTTAAGGCGCGTGGTGTGCAGCGTTCGACGCTTGAGTACTGGGCGCAAATGGGCTGGCTCACCATCACTGACGGGGACGTTACGGATTATCGGGTTGTTCAGGCGGAAATCGAGAAGGACGCCGAAGATTTCTGCATTGATCTCTTCGGTTATGACCCGTGGAATGCGACAAACCTGGTTACGGAGCTGGAAGACGGCGGCTTAGAGGGCGTTAAGGCGCCTCAGACGTCTGCCCGCATGACGGACCCGTGCAAGTGGATGGAAACCCTCTTGGCTGAGGGAGTCCTTAGGCACGGCGGTAACCCCGTCCTCCGCTGGATGGCGGACAACGTCGAAATCCAATACACGGGAGACGGCCTTTTCAAGCCGTCTAAGGCCAAATCTGGCGACAAAATCGACGGCATTTCGGCGCTCTTGAACGCGCTTTTTGTTGCTTTTACCGAAGATGACACGGAAGTGGGCTTCATCAGCCTCGAAGATGACTAGGGGGTGGCTGATGCGCCGTCGCGCGATCGTGCTTGAGGTGGTGTCCACGCTGGTTGAGGGCCTGGGAGCCCTGGGAGTGGCCTACGGTCTGGCGCAGGTTTACCGGCCCCTCGGGTGGATTCTTGGGGGCCTTTTCGTGGCCGTGGTGGGCTTCTCGCTGTCCCCGAAGCCGGGTGAGCAGCGTTGAGTATCTTCTCCCGCATCGAGGCCCGGACGGGCGGTCTTGGCTGGCTCGCCAGTCAGCCCCCCGTTGACTGGGTCCGCAATGCCTTCCTCGCGAATGATCCCGTCTACTCGGGTAAGCAGGTCAATGAGCAAACGGCGATGCAGGTTAGCGCCGTCTACTACTGCGTTGGACTTATCACGGACGCTATCGCGTCTCTGCCTATCGACGTCTTCAAGGACTATCCGGACGGCACCACGGAGAAGGTTCGCGCCCCGGCGTGGCTGCGAAAGCCGAACTATCGGATGACCCCGTTCGACTTCTGGCAGCGGGTAGTCATGTCCCTTCTCGTGGCCGGAAACGCCTACATCTTCACCCTGCGGAACGGTAAGGGCGACATCATCGAGGTGTGGCCCATTCACCCGAGCTGGGTCTATCCCTTCCCCGAGGAGGGAACGACCAACGTCCTGTATGACGTGAACGGCGTCACCATGGATCAGACCGAGATCATCCATATCCCGGCAATGTCGATGCCGGGCTACCTCACCGGTCTTTCGCCGCTTGAGGCGGCCCGTCAGGCAATCGGCATCTCGATGGTGACGGAGGAGTTCGGGGCCCGGTTCTTCAGCCAGGGCGCCTACATGTCCGGCATCATCCAGCACCCGGGCAAGGCGAACCCGGAAGAGGCTCGGCGCCTCAAAGAGGACTTCGTCAAGAAGCACCAGGGCGTAGCGAACTCGCATGCCGTGGGCGTTCTGACCGGTGGCGCCTCTTGGCACCCGATCACCATCACGCCCGAGCAATCCCAGTTCCTTCAGACCCGGAACTTCACGAAAGCCGACATCGCGTTGTTCTACCGGGTGCCCGCCTATCGGGTTGACCCGGCGGTCACGTCCTCTTGGGGCCGTGGCGTCGAAGAGCAGAACTACGCCATGGCTCAGGACACGTTGCACCCGTGGGCCGCACGTATCGAGCAGGCCATATCGACGTTCCTTCTGCCGGGCTTTCAGACCATGCGTTTCAACATGGATGCCCGCTTGAGGGCGAAGCTTTCCGAGCGCTACGCGGCACATGCGCAAGCGATCAGCTACGGCATCAAGAGCCCGGATGAAGTCCGCTCCGAGGAAGGCATGTCGCCCATTCCTGACGGCAAGGGCGATGTGTGGTACCGCCCGGCGAACATCATCGGCATTGATGAGGATCTGCCGACAACGAACGATTGGAAAAAGCTTCCGGACGCGGTCGATGGGGGAACGATGGTTGTTCCCCCGCCTCCCCCGGAGCCTAACGGGGGTGGTGGCGAGAATGAGCCTGCTTGAGCGCAGGTCGGTTGAGACCCAGTTCGACATTGCCGCTAAGGGCGATGGGTGGACGTTCACCGGATACGCCGCGAAGTACGGAACCAGGTCTCACGACCTCGGGGGCTTCAAGGAAACCATTCGGTCGGGCGCGTTCACCCGCGCCCTCGGTGAGGGCCAAGACGTGAGGGCCCTTATCAACCATGACGCCGGTCTGATCCTGGGGCGTACAGCCTCCGGCACGCTGAAGCTGGCCGAGGACAGCACGGGCCTTCACTACGAAGTGGACGCGCCAGACACCAGCTATGCCCGTGACCTGGCGGAGTCCATGAAGCGGGGCGACGTCACGCAGTCGTCCTTTGCTTTCCGTGTCCGTGAGGACGACTGGCAGAAGGAAGGCCGCTCGCGGCTCCGGACCCTCATCGACCTTGACCTACTCGACGTCTCGCCGGTCACGTACCCGGCGTACGAGGACACAGAGTCAGGGGTCACCGCGGCGCGTGCTTTACAGCTCGCGGCCGGCCGACTGGGTTGGGATGAGGAGAGAGACGCGCTTGCGGCGCGTGACCTGGTGGGGGCGTGGAATCCGCTCCCACCGGAGGACAACGAAACGCTTCGGCTTGCCCTTCGGGCGATCCGGCTTAGGGGCCGTGCCTGACGGCACCAGCTCCAAACACATACAGAGGCTCACCCCTGACGGGTGGGCCTCTTTCGTTTGGCCGCGAACGGCGGCCCCTTGGGGGAGGTACCAGTTTTGAGTTACGCACAGCAGGCCGAAGAGATCCTGACTCAGCGCGCGAACATCTTCGAGCAGCGCAAGGCGATCACGGATTCTCTGACGGACGGCGCGGAGCCGACTGCGGAGCAGCGGACCCAGCTCGACCGAATGGACACGGACCTGAACCGCCTCGGCGCGGAGGCCCGCTCCATCGTGGAGGAGGGCGAGCGGGAGGCTGAGGCGGCGGAGCTGCGGGACCGTGCGGCCCGGCTCGGCGTCAAGTCCGGCGTGTTCAACGGCGATCAGCAGCGCCAGAACGCGGGCGTGTCCCTGTCGGACGAGATCCGAAACCTGAACTACGGCGAGACGCTGACGGTCGGCTCGGACCTCTACATGAAGCCGGGCAGTGACGAGGTTCGGTCCGCGCTTGAGTCGCGGGTCGCGACCACCGGCAGCGCCGCGAACGCTGGCGCCACCATCCCGACGACCTTCGTCGCGCGGGTCCTGGACTACATGCTGCCGCAGATCGGCGTGTGGCAGGCAGGCCCGACCATCATCACCACTTCCGGCGGCGAGCCGATGACCTTCCCGCGCCTGACCGGTCGGCCGACTGTCGCGCCGGTCGCGGAGAACAGCCCGTTCCCGACTTCCGACGCCGCATTCAACAATTTCACGCTGAATGCCAAAAAGTATGGCGTGATCGTTCAGGTCTCCAAGGAAATGGTGCAGGACAGCGGCATTGACATTGCTGGGTTCATCGCTCAGCAGGCGGGCATCATGGCGGGCCGTCAGGTCGCCCATGACCTGACCGTCGGCTCCGGTACCGGCGGCGTGCCGACTGGTGTTCTGACTGCCACTGTGGCGGCGAATGCCGGTACCACCATGGGCACTGTCGGCGCCATCTCCGGTGACGACATCATCGCGCTCTACTACAGCGTGATTGACGCCTACCGGCGGAACGCGAAGTTCATGATGAATGACGCGACCGTGGGCAAGCTGCGAGGCGTCAAGGACGCCTATGGTCAGTACCTTTGGCAGCCCGGCTTGGTCTCCGGCGCCCCGGACATTCTTCTCGGCAAGCCGGTTGTGACCGACGTCAACATGCCGACCGTGGCGACCGGCAATCAGTCGGTCATCTTCGGCGACTTCTCCACCTACTTCGTTCGCCAGGTCAACGGCGTTCAGGTCGAGAAGTCTTTCGAGTTCGGTTGGGGTTCCGACCTGGTGTCGTACAAGGTGACTTGGCGCGGCGACGGCAACCTGTCGGACACCACGGGTGCGCTGAAGACTCTGGTCGGCAAGTAAGCCGTTAGCGGGTTAGGGGAGGGCCTTAGGGTCCTCCGCTTTCTCATGCCCGGAGGGGGTGCCTATGAGGCTCGTTCGCGGCTATGCCGGAGTACTGAGCGCAACGTTTATGACGGACGAAACCCCGATCGATGCCGGGGCGGTCACGGTCACAGTTACTAACGCGGCTGGCGTGGTTGTGGCGTCGGGTGCCGCATCGACTCCGAGCACGGGGATCTACACGTTTCCCATGGCTCCGCTAACCGCCCTCGGGCCGTTAGTCGTTAGCTGGGTTAGCGCGACGCTAACGCAGACAACCACCGCTGAGGTGGTCGGCTCAACCCTGTTTGCTTTGCCTGACCTGCGGGCTTCAGACCCCGCGTTCTCTAACACCACTAAGTTCCCTACGGCCGCCCTGGCGGCGGCGAGGGATGCGGTAACGGACGAGTTCGCCCGCATCTGCGGACGCTCCTTCATCCCGCGAGGCAACACCTACACGGTAACGCTCGACAACACGGGCTATGTCCTATTGCCCGATGCCGACCTCACGAAGGTGGTTAGCGCATCGGTCGATGGCGTTACGCAAACGGGCATGACCACTGACCCTATCGGGCTGGTCTACGGGCTTCCGACTATGCAGGCGCTAACGCTGCAAGAGCTTTGGAGCGGGGCGATAGGCTCCGGGGCTCCCGGCCCCGGTTTGTGCGTCATCACATACGAGTACGGGTTTACTCAGGTCCCTAACGACCTTTATCGGGCTGCGATTCAGCGCGGCCGGTTCATCCTCGCGGCTATCGCGTCGGGCATCCCCGACCGCGCAACGTCATTCGTGGCGACCGAGGGCGGATCGTTCACTCTGGCGACCCCGGGGTCTGGGGTTTGGCAGACCGGCATCCCTGACGTTGACGCAGTGCTGGCCCGATACACCATCGCGCCTAAGGGCGTGGTCGTGGCATGAGCACTAACGCGTTGCTCGTCAAGGCTGCCATCCAGACCGCTTTACAGCAGTCGGCCGGCCTGGTGGACGTGCCGATCATCTGGGGGCCCGACCCGAGACACCAGCCTCAGCGCTGGATTCTCCTCGGGCAAATCCACTGGGATCACGAACGCTGGGCCACGAACAGGTCCAAAGAAGAGACGTTCACTATCGACCTGATCTCAGAGGTAATGCTTACTGCCTCTACGGCGTTCGACGCCGAAACTCAGGCCGCTGAACTCTCAGGGATTGTCGAGGACATCGTCAAGGCATCCCCCGGCTTCGGGCTCTCCGGAGTCGTCACATCCATCTACAGCCCTGGGCGGCTGCTCTCTTTTCCCGCTGATGACCGCTGGGTTGGCCAAATGCACGGCGAACTCAAAGTCACAGCCCGCGACTAACGGGGGGTTCTTACCTTGTCTCAGGTCCTCTACACGGGCCCGCTGGCTGGCGTCGTGACGCCGGACGGCACCGAGTTTCCGAAGGGCGTTCCGGTCCTGGTCTCTGACGAGCTGGCGGCGTCGCTTCTGCTTCAGACCTTCGTCGATGCGACTTCGACCCCGGCGGCTACGACCGCTACGACCGACACCACCACCACGGCGCCTACGCCGGCCGCGAGCTTTACAGCTCCCGCCGCGGTTCCGGCCCCGGCTCCCGCTCCCGCCCCGGACCCGACTCCGGCGGCTCCCGTTGCGGACCCGGCTCCGGCTGCGCCTGCTCCCGATCCGACTCCGGCCGCTGCGCCGGACCAGACCGCGACCGTCCTTGCTCCGGTTAGCGGGGTGACCGCGTAATGGGCACGTACACAGTTCATGACAGTTACCTCGGCATGTCGGCGGAGACGACCTACGCGACCGGCGTTGCCGCGTCCCGGTTCTTCGAGTTCGAGACGGAATCCATCACCGGCAAGTACAACCGCATCGACTCCAAGGCGGCGCGGGCCGGTACCCGCGTGCTGCGGACCGACCGGTGGGCCCCGAACCCGAAGGGCGCGGACGGCTCGATCAAGCTGGAAGTCCTGGACTCCGGGTTCGGCCTCCTGCTCAAGAACATGCTTGGCGCGGTGTCGCTCGGCATCGTGACCGGTGGCTACACGCCGATGACGTTCACCATCGGTTCTCTCCTGGGGATCTCGTCCACCTGGCAGGTTGGCCGGTACAGCACGGACGGCTCTCTGACGCCGTTCACGTACATGGGCGGGAAGTGCCACAACTGGGAGCTTCAGTCCGCCGTTGACGGCATCCTGGGCCTGACCCTGAATATCGACTTCGCTACGGAGACGATCGGCGCGGGTTCCGGCGCCACTGCCCTGTCTACTCCGACCTACCCGACCGGCGCGCAGCTCTTCACGTACATCGGTGGTTCGGCCACCGTGGCGGGGACGCAGTTCGCCGTGCATGACGTGATGGTCAAGGGCGACAACAAGCTGAAGGTTGACCGGTACTTCATGGCCAACAACGGCGTGAAGAAGGAGCCCCTTGAGCAGGAGCTTCGCGCGATCAACTGGGAGATGAAGGGCGAGTTTGACGGGATCGCTCAGTACAACCGGGTTGCGTCCACGACCAACGCCGGGGCTACAGCGTCCATCGTCATGAACTGGGCGACTCCGCAGGGCGGCGCGCTTCAGGTCACGATCCCGAATGCTCGTTTCGACGGCGGCGCTCCGCACGTGGACGGCATGAAGATTCCCGAGATCTCGTTCACCGGCCTGGCTCTCGATGACGGCACGCTTCCGCCTATCAGCGTGGTTTACACCACGAAGGACGCGGCGCCCTAAGTGCCGTACCAGGCTGGCCAGGGCCGGGGCAGCCAGTTCACTAGTAGGTACTCCAACGACTTCAGCCAGAAAATCCAGGTCGAGGGCCTGTATGAATTCCTGGCGCAAGTCAAGACCACGGCCCCGCAAGTTGTGGGGCAGGTCTCGGAGACAAACAAGTTGGCTGCCGACATGGTGAAGGACGCGGCCAAGTCGAAGGCGTCCGGCCTTGGTGGCGTCGCGAATAAGGCTGCTGGGTCGCTGGCGACGTCGAAGGCCACACGGCAGGCGTCCGTCCGGCTCGGCATGGGAATGGCCTTCGCCTTCGGTGCCGAGTTCGGCGCCAAGAGATACAACCAATTCAAGCCGTGGCGCGGCAATCAGTGGGTGGCCGGTGACGGCCCCGCTAGTGGCGTCGGCTACTTCCTGTATCCCGCGATTCGCGAACAGCGCGCGGACGTAGAGCGCATCTACATGGCTTCCATGATGCGGCTCATGAGAGAAGCGGGCTTCCGGGTCAACGACCTGGCGGAGTAGTACCGCGGTTCGCTTTACAGCGCCCCGCCGGCCAAGTGTCGGCGGGGCTTCCTACTTTCAAGAGGAGTCCCCCTATGTCTGAAGTTCTGAGCCTTGACCCCGAAGACCTGAGCATTGGCGACCTCGAAGACTTCGAGGAGATCACCGGCCAGGCGCTCACTGAGGCGCTGAAGTCGCGTCCCGTGCTCGACGCGGACGGCAATCGGACGTTTGACGAGAAGGGCCGCCCCCTGTCTGAGGCGCAGCTCTCGGCGAAGGTCATCAAGGCGCTGGTCTTCCTGGTCAAGCGTCGTGACAATCCGGCTTTCACGCTGGAGGACGCGCGGCATGTCCGCATCTCCGATCTGAAGTTCGCTGAGGCGGACGCGGAGGGAAACGGCTAAAGCTGGACCGGCTTAAGGAATGGGCATTGCTGGCCCGTTTCTACGGCTGGACCCCAGCACAAATACGGGGGCTAACGCTGTCCGAGTACCGGGTGTTTCTCGGGTATGCGGAAGCGCTACGGGATTCGGGGGTAGACCGTGGCGGCTGGTGAGAAGATTCTCCGCGTCATCATCGCGGGTGACGCGCTCGGCGCGGTCGGCGCGCTTGAGTCGCTGTCTCACGGGCTTGAGCGAGCACATAGCGAGGCGGACACTCACGGCGGCGGGATCATGTCGTCTATGGGCGGTGCCGCTAAGGGCATCGGCCTTTTCGCTGTAGGCGCGGCGGCGTCGCTCGGGGCGGTAGCGGCCGAGATCTACCATCTCGGCTCGGGCTACGAGCAGAACCTAAACGCGATTCAGGCCTTCACTCATTCGACTAACGATCAGATGAAGTCGCTTGAGTCTCAGCTCTACTCGCTGTCGCCAAAGTTCGCGCAGATGGGCCAGACCGTTAGTGACGGCTCGCAGGCCCTTTACGAGCTGACTAAGGCGGGCGCGTCGTCTAAGGACGGCATGGCGGAACTCGTGCCGACTATGGCTCTGGCTAAGGCGACGAACACGGATTACTCCGAGTCCGCTAAGGAGATGACGCGGGTCCTTGACTCGTTCGGCCTTAAGGCGTCGGACGCATCGACGGTTGCGGACGTCCTGACGAATGCCACTCACACGAGCACGCAGACGCTTCAGGACATGGCCGATGGCCTGAAGTACACATCCGTCGCGGCGCATGACTTCGGCATTGACCTTCAGACGACGGCCGCCGTTACTGCCATGTACGCGAATGCGGGTATTCAGGGCACGCAGGCCGGTACGGCATTCCGTCAGATGCTTCTGAACCTGTCGGCTCCGACGAAGCAGGCCAAGGACGCAATCAAGGCCATTGGCCTTCAGGCGTTCGATGCTCAGGGCCACATGAAGCCGCTGTCAGACATCTTCCAGCAGTTGCAAGATAAGTTCGGCAAGGGCCTGGACACCCATAGCCTTGAGAAGATCGCACCGGACCTTAAGGCGATATTCGGGGCCCGTGGCGTTGAGCCCATCATGGCCGCCATCAAGCAGGGCGGCGGAGGCCTTGACCAGTACATCAAGCTGATGAACCGGACGGGCGAGGCGAGCGCGATTGCGCAGGCCAAGAGCAAGGGCCTCTCGGGTACGTTCAACATGCTCAGTGCCACCATGGAGTCCGCCGCACAGCACTTCTATATGCAGGTTGGCCCGAAGCTGGCAAACTTCCTGGACCCGTTTGTGGAGGCCCTTCCGGGCTACCTGTCGAAGGCGGCGAAGTACGGGCAAGAGATCTGGACTGCGCTTTCCGATCCGGGTAAGGCCGCGAAGGGTCCGGATGGCGGAAGCGGTTTCACGAAGGGCCTTGTTGAGGTCGGCAAGGTCGTGCACGGCGAGGTGCTTCCGGCCCTCGGCGAGATAGGCCGCTTCGTGAAGTCGGACGTTATCCCGGTGGTTGTTCAGTTCGGGAAGATGTTCGCCACTCAGGTAGTTCCGTTTGTGGCTCGCGTGGCATCCGACATAGGCCGGATGCTGATTCCGATCCTGCGGGATGTCGGCCGATTCGTAAAGACTGAAATTGTCCCTGCGCTGAAGCAGTGGGGCGAGTTCGTTTCTACGGTCGTGATTCCGAAGATGGAACTTATCTGGACGAAGGTCCGCCCGATTCTGCAAATGCTGGCCGACTACATCCAAAAGAAGGTCGTCCCACTTCTTTATTGGGCGTTCGAGCAGATGAAGCCGCTCATGAAGGATTTCGAGGCGCTGATCTCGCAGGTCCTTGACGCGCTGGCCTCGCTCTACGGATTCCTGGCGCCGGTGATCAAGTGGCTGATTGACACTTTCGGCGGCCCGCTGATCGACGTGGTTAAGGGATTCCTTCTCGGCGTGTTCCAGATGGTTAAGGGCGTGATCGAGGTAGCGCTCGGACTTCTCGATTTCCTGAAGGGGATTTTCACCGGCGACTGGGGGAAGATCTGGCACGGACTGGCCGAGATCGTCTCTGGAGTCTTCAACTTCATTGTTGGACTTCTCCGGGCGGTAATCTTCGGCAAGATTGTGAAGATATTCGTCGAGGGCGGAAAGCTTTTGATGGATGCCATCGAAGCGCCTTTCGAGTGGATTGCCGCACGGGTCGAATCTTTCGGCTCGGATATAGCCTACGGTTTTACGCGGCTGAAGCAGGTTGCCGGAGCGATTTGGAAGACGCTTTGGGATGACGCGACTTCGCTTCTTTCTAACGCCATGAAGTCTATGAGCGACAATGTCGTGCGGATCGGTGCGGATATCCTGAAGTGGTTCCAGGATTTGCCGGGCGAACTGGGTCGGCTTCTCGCGAACGCCGGACAGTGGCTTATCGACACCGGTACGAAGCTGCTTACCGGCCTGAAGAATGGCCTCCTCTCCGGCGTGAAGGCGGTCTATTCGTGGTTCACCTCGGATCTGCCAACCGGGGTGAAGGGCGTCCTTTCGGACGTTGGTTCGTGGCTCGAAGACTCCGGCCTTCACATGATGGAAGGCTTCATCAAGGGCATAGAGGATATGGCCGGGAAGGTGAAGGATTCGGCCGTGGGCGTCGTCAAGGGCGCCTATAACGGGGTGAAGTCCTTCCTAGGCATCAACAGCCCTTCGCGCCTGTATACGGAGGTCGGCGGGCACACGGGTCAGGGCTACGTCAACGGAATCGCGGCCAAGACACAGGCAGTCCATGACGCAGTGGTGGGCATGGTGACTGTGCCGGCCAACCGCTTTACAGCGGCCTTCCGTCAGCAGCAGCAGACCGCGACCACGGCGGCGGCAACGGCCGCCAGGAACGCCGGTCAACTGTGGGCCTCTACCGGAGTCGGCGGCCCGGCTCAGCCGGCCGGAGGCTTTACAGTGCCCGTCACTATCAACGTGGCCGGGAGCATCCAGGCTGAGCGGGATTTCGCTCGCACCATGTCTCAGTCGATCCGAGACGAGATCCGCCAGATAGCCCGCCGTAACGGCGGCAAGACAGGCCTTACGGGGGCCTTCTAATAACGGGGGGAGGTCGGGGCTCCGCGCTATGCGCGGGGCCCCTTCTGTATGTCTACAACTCTTGGTGTTCACATCGGCTGGGATGCGAACCTTCCGGACCAGTACGTCAAGTACAGCGACGTGTCCGGCTACGTGACGCAGGTGGATACGCAGCGGGGCCGCTCGACGGAGCTGGACGACATCCAGACCGGTACCGCAACCGTCGCGCTCGACAACTCGGACGGCCGGTTCACTCCGGGCCGCGCCTACGGCAAGGAACTGCTTCCCGACAACATTCGGACCTCGACCGGTTGGACCAGCCACAGCACGGGGTTCACGGGGGGAACGAATACGACCCTGAGTTCTGCATCCGCGCACACGCTGTCGTGGACAGCCAGCCTCAAGGCCGTTGTGTCCGCAGGGGTGGCGGGAAACCGCATCGTCCGGACTTCGACTGTCCCAGTGACTCCAGGACTCCAGTACCGGGCCTCGGCAATGTCGATGGCGCTCACGGGGACGCTTCAGGCTCAGATGGCAATCCGGTTCTACGACTCTTCCGGGAACGACCTCGGCAACGGCACCGACTACGACACGACATGGAAGCAGTACGCGGACGTCGTCCGCGCATCGATGCCGGTGGCCTACCACCGGATGAACGACGCCGGAGGCAACTCCTGTGCCCCGACTGCGGGGCGGGACCCGATGGTCACGTACAACGTGACGGCTGGCGCCGCTGGCTCCTCGTGGGCCGCTGGCGGCACCGCTTCGGCAGGCGCGTTCAATGGCACGTCTTCCGTTGCGGAGCCTTGCGGTATCCCCCTGGCGACTGTCGTGAACAACGCCGCGTCGGCCGGGGTATCTTCGGTCGAGTTGTGGTTCAACACCACCACCCCGGGCGGTCTTCTGGCCGATGCCCCTTCGGCGCTGATGGCTAGCGGTGGCTACAACCCTCCCGTGCAGTACACCATCAGCAGCGCGGGCACTCCGGTGACCGGCGGCGCGCTGTTCCCTGTGGCCTACATCGGCACGGACGGCTACCTGTACTGCCAGCAAAACGGGTACATGGCGAGCCCGCCAAAGAGCACATTCCCGGTTAACGACGGCCTTTGGCATCACCTGGTGATTGCTGGCAGTGCTTGTTACCTCGACGGGGTTCAGTTCGGCACGGGGACCGTGAGCCTTTCGCGCCCAGTCCTCGGCTATGTGGACTTCTCCGCCTCTGCGCCGTCGGGTGCGTGGGTCGCTAAGCCGACTACGGGCTGGTTCAAGGGCAGCATGGCCGATGTGGCGCTGTACCGCCACGCGCTGACGCCTCAGACAGTCGCAGACCACTACCGGCATGGCGTGGCAGGGCTCCGTCCCGTGCAGTCCACGGGCAGCGCGTACCCACTCCCGTGGGGGCTCCTCACCAGTGGGGTCACCGCGCCGGCGAATGCCTTTACAGCGGCCGTTGAAGTCGTCACCGGCAACGCGGGGACGTTCTACTTCGACTCGTTCTCTCTGCGCACGGTCTCACCGTTCTACGGCCGTATCCGGCCGCGTCGGCGGGTCCGGATCTTCGCCACGACCGGACAGAACTTGATGCCTCCGGGTATGAACCTCGGCTATCAGACGTACAGCGGCATCCCCGCTGGAGTGGATGACAACGAAACCGGGACGTGGATTCTCGCGAGCGGGACGAACCTTTCGTTTGACCCGTCGAGCGGCGTGACAACGTATGCCGCTAACTCGTCGTCGGTTTCAGGGCTCTCGCTCTATGGGCCATCAGGCAACGGGATTTCGGTCCCGTGGATGTTGCTGCCCGGGAACACGTACACCTTCCAATGCCAGGTTGCATGCTGGCGGTTCGCTGCGAACAGCACAGGCGTAACCATCGGCATCAACACGACCGTGAACTCTCAGCCGGGTTCTTCGACGTACTTCAACGGCTCGGTACCGACTCAGCACATCACCGTGGGCGACGTGTCTTGGAAGACGGTTTCGTGGACGTTCACGATCCCCACGACCTACACGCAGCCCGAATTTCTGCTCACGGTCTTCACCAGCGAAACCGTGTCCTCGGGCACGACGTTTGGATGGCAAACCGCCCTCAGGAACCTTCAGCTCGTCGATGTGACCAACGGCCAGACCATCCCGGCCTATCAGGCCGGTGACGCCACCATGCCCGTGTTCGTGGGCGTGGCGGACAAGTGGGAGAGCACCACGGAGTACGACCAGGTTGCGCAGATGCAACTGTCGTGCTCGGACATGATGCGGGCTCTCGGCGAGTCTCAGATGTCAAGCGCGCCTCAGTCGCTGGGCTTCCGACCTGACTGGAACTGCATAGGCTCCTGGGACCTCAGCCAGCAACTCGACCTAAACGGCGACTGTGCGAATGTCGCCCCCAATCAGCTATTGGGTACGGCTCAGGTCTACTCGGCTAACACCGCGTCCGTGAGCAACATGTTCATTAGCGAGGCTCCGAACGTCAGCCTTCCGGGGCGCTATCTTCCCCAGGGGAACGGCGGCATCAACTTCCAAACGGCGCTATGCCAGTACTTGCTTTCATTCGGGAAGCTTCCGGCTAAGGGCTCGGTCGAGTTCTGGTTCCGGCCGTTCAACAACGCGGGGACTAACGACGTCTGGAACGGCGGCGACAACCTGATCTGTGGGTCAGGGCCTTTCTTGAGCATGTATATCGGGTCCGGCGGGGTTGGCCAGGTGTCGTGTGGGTGGAACGGCCGTAAGGCCACTTCGACTAACGTCGCGCCGGGTTCCCCGGCGAACCTGATGACCCGTGGTGGCCACGTGGCTATGGAGGTCATCACCTCGGGCGGTGCGTCGCCCACGGCTTCGGTGCAGGTCTTCTACAACGGGATATCTGTCGTCTCGTCTAGCGGCGAGTCGTTCGGCCCGGTCGCCGAGCAGTACAACGGCCACTCTTCGGCGTTCTCGATCGGCGGTGACCGAAATTTCACCGACCCGATTTCGGGGGTTTCGCTGGCTCAGTTCTGTGGCGAGGTCTATTCACCGGCCATGTACGGCAACACCGGTATGGACTGGGCTACCAGGGTCAACCTGTTCTCTGTCTCGGTTGGCTTTGCCGTCAACACTCCGGTGAACAACGGCAGCGTCATCAGCGCGACGCAAACCCAACTGCCTTGGATTGTGGCCGCTTCGGGCATGACGTTTCCGCTCACGGTCGGGTCTGCATCCTCGCCCGCCGATGTGCCGATCTTCAGCAGCGGGACCGGTCTTGACGCGTTCAAGACGCAGGCCGCTCAGACCATGGGCATGGTCGTGTTCAATCGGTACGGCGCCTTGTCGATCCAAGACAGTTCGTTCCGGCAGTCCGGGAACGACGTGTATTCGTTCGACTGCACGGGGGCTACCGGGCCGGATAGCGCAATGCTGTACGTGAATGACATCGACCGGACATGGACTTCCGTTCAGCTTAACGGAGATGACGGATCGACCACGTGGAACAGCTTTGCCGGGTGGTCTCAGTACGGGTGGCATCAGCAGGCGCAGACCGTTCAGAACTACACAGCCGCGACCGGCGGCTATGCGTGGGGCTTCCTGGCGAACTATCTGCAACCGACTGCACGAATCGACTCGGCGACGTTCACCGTGGCCAACAACGCTCTGGCTGCCACGGCGCTGTTGGTGGATATCGGTTCGCACGTTCAGTTCCTCGACCTCCCCGACAACGCCCCGGGAGACGGCCCCTATGGGGCCTACATGTGTTGGGTGGAATCGGTGAAGGTCACGGCGCAAGCCCAGGGCGGCGTGATCGTGCCAACGGTTCAGATCACGCTTTCCCCGGACTTCACCTATGTACCGATCATGTAAGGGGGGGGGTCTTGTCTTACGAGACCGTGATTTCAACGGTGGCAGTCATCGCGGGTGGCCTGGGCATCAGCTCGGGCGCCCGCGCCCGTGTGAAGGCCGCTGCGCACGTTTCCACCATCGAGGTGTGGCGGGAAGAGGCGGAGGCCCAGAAGGCCCGTGGTGACCGTCTAGAGGCGGGCATGGCGAGTATGCGCGAGGAGTTCAAGCGCGTTTCTGACGAACTGACCCTAGTCAAGGGCGAACTTGTCCGCCTCACAAAGATGCTTCGGGCTGTAGCTCCGGAGCTGGTTTCAAACAAGGGGGAGTTTGATGACGACGACTGAGACTGTTCTCAACGTGGCGCGGGGCCAGGTCGGGACCACTGAGAATTCAGCCGGCGACACGCTTTACAGCGACTGGTACGGGCTGCCGTCCGAGTCGTGGTGCGACATGTTCGTGTCCTGGGTCGGTAGCACTGCCGGTGCTACGGACATCATCGGCAAGTTCGCGTACTGCCCGGCTCACGTGAACTGGTTCAAGGGCCGGGGCCAGTGGGGCTCTGAGCCCCGAGTCGGGGCCGTGGTGTTCTTCGACTGGAATGGGGACGGGGAGGCCGATCACGTCGGCCTGGTCGAGAAGGTCAACCCGAACGGCTCCATCGGCACGATCGAGGGCAACTCCACGAACCCCAGCGGGGGCCGCTTCGGCGTGTTCCGGCACACGGAAAGCGCGCCGTACATCCTGGGCTACGGCTACCCGGCATATGACGCTCTGGGCAACGTGACCGCTGGCGGGGCGAAGACCTACACGGTTCGGAAGGGTGACACTCTCTGGGGTATCGCGGCCGTCCTGGGCGTGTCCCTGTCGGCTCTGCTCGCAGCGAACCCGGGCGAGGCGAAGCACCCGAGCGCGATTCAGCCGGGAGACGTTCTCAAGGTTCCTGCGGCCACGGCCCCGGCAACCGCGGGGCCGACTGTAAAGCCTCCGGCCGGCTCTCCGACTCCGACGAAGCCGACCACTCCGAAGCCTCCGGCTCCCGTGAGCAAGCCTCCGGCATCGGCTCCGCCGACCAGTCCCGCGCACACGCGGGTGCTGTCCTACGGCGCGTCTGGTGACGACGTCCGGCGCATTCAGCAGTGCCTAGCGGATCGCGGCTACAGCCAGCCTGTCACGGGCTGGTACGGCTCTATCACGACCGCGAACGTCCGCTACTTCCTGTCGCTGCGCTCTTGGCTCTGGACCGGGGGCGTAGGCGGTCCGGACGGCGTCGCCGGGCCTCTCACTCAGTCCGAGATCTGCAAGTTCTAATCCAAGGGGGAACGCATGAACCTGTCTCTGTTCAAGTTCAAGGCCGCTACTGAGCCGGTCTGGGTAGTTCAGGGCCTGTCGGCCCTGGTGTCGATCGGCTCCGCTGTCGCGGGTGGGGATGACTGGCGGTCCTACATTCCCGCTCTGCTCACGGCGGCGTCCGCGCCGCTTCTGCGGTCCCGGGTGGTTCCGATTCAGAAGACTGCCGATCTGCTGAACATCGCCCTTCACACCCCGGCGCCGGGCGGCGGCCCGGTCATCGTCCAGGACGTGAAGGCCACCGTGAAGGACGCGGAGAAGACCATCCAGGACGTCATGAAGGCTGCGGCTACGTCGGGCCTGACCGTGTCCACGCCTTCGGGCCCGGCGGTCCTGCCGCCTCAGCACTAACCGCGGAACGCTGTAAAGCGCTCGGCCGGCCTACTGGAAACGGGTAGCCCCCTGCCTTCGGGCAGGGGGCCTTTTGTCGTATCTCCCTTGACACGTCGTGCGTCAAATGGGTTACACTTGAGCTTGTTCCCGCAGGTGGCGGGCCTGATTGGAGGTATCCGGGTGACCATTCAGCGCCGTATCAACTCGACAGCAGTGGATAGCGACGGCAATGAGAACACTGCTAGGTTTCGACACGGCGCACGGTCCGGCCCGCACGTTACCTCTTGGACGTGTGCGGCGGAGCCCGACTCCGCCAAATATCGCAGGCTCCTGGGGCTGCTCTTCGACGTGGACCAGCCGTAAGAGCCTGAACATGGGTGACCCCGGCGGTGCGCTAACACCCCGGGGTCTGGCCAGTCTGGAAGGACTGACATGACGAACGGTACTCGTTTTCGTGACCCCGGCCTCCGCAACGCGCAACTTCGCGCGGCGGCATACGGGCGGGTGTCTACGGCGGATCAGGTACTCGGCTACGGGGTTGCAGATCAAGATCATTCGTTCGACCAGTGGGAGCGCGAGAACCCCACGGCTGCCGTGGTCGGCCGGTTCTATGACCTGGCTGTTAGCGGTGCGCTCGAAACCCGCGACGAGATGGAAAAGGTCGAAGCGCTCGCCCACGCGAAAAAGGTCAACTGCATCGTTGTCCCCAAGGTGGACCGCATCGGCCGGACCGTCCGGGCATCCCTTCAGTGGGTTTGGCGAATGCAAGACATCGGCGTTCACTTCATCTCGATTCATGAGCGCATTGACACCAGCGAGCCGTTTGGCATGGAGCGCTTCATGCGCTATGTCGAGTTCGCCGAGATGGAGTATCAGCGCATCCGTGAGCGCACCATGGGCGGCAAGGAGATTAAGGTAGCCCTTGGGGGCTGGCCTGGCGGTCCGGCGCCGTATGGCTGTGAGATCGTGGGCAAGGGGCAGCGGGGATCGACTCTTGGCCCCTGCGCTGCCGAGATCACCGTCTTGGAAGAGGCCGTCTCCCTGCTGGTGGACGAGGGGTTTACCTACGGCCAGACGGCCACGGCGCTGAACTCGCTGGGCCTCTTCAATCGGTCCGGCGGGCCATGGGACGGGGCGAACCTTCATCTGCGACTGCGGCACACCGCCCTTGACGGCTACGTGACGTACCGCAAGACCACCGGGTACGGCGCGAACAAGACAAAGGTGTGGGAAGACGGAACGCCGGTCTACGGCGAGTCGATACAGATCCCCGTCCCGCAGATGCTTCCGGCCGAGAGGGTTACGGCGCTCAGGGCAGCCATGAAGCGCCTGGAGCCGAAGAACGCTCGGCGCCCGAACGAGCAATACCCGCTGTCGAAGCGCATCCATGGCTCATGCGGCCACGTGTACGTGGGCAACATGGCGCGGGCAAGCTACAACAAGCGTGGATACGTGTGCCAAGGAGGGCTCGCCTTCTACGTGAAGAACAAGGAAGAGCGCTGCAATGACGGACGGCTCGACGCTGACGCTGTTGAGCAAGCCGTGTGGGAACAGGTCGTCAAGCTCCTGGGCGACGACAAGCGGCTTCGCGCCCTCGCCCAAGACTGGATAGCTGCGCTGCCCGGGAACCGGGAGAAGTACCAGGAACGCGAAGCGTCCCTGATGAAGCAGGTTAAGAAGCAGAAGGATCTTATTGAGCGGCAGGTCATCGACTACGTGAAACAGGGCGTCGATGCAGAGATTATGGCTGCCGCAACCAAGACGCTGAAGAAAGAGCTTGCGGACATGGAGACGCAGCTTGCTGAGGCTCAGCACTGGCTTCAGCAGAATGAGCAGGCCACCGGGCAGATTGAACGCATCAGCGCCCTAGCGTCTGGCGCTGCGGGCCGCCTGCTGTCGATGGAGCGGCCCGAGCGGGCCGAGATCATCGCCATGTTTGACGTCGAGGTCACCCCGCAGGATCACCGGGTGATGGTGGACAACGGCGGGAACAAGGGCGAAGCCGTGGACTGGCACTTGAAGACCGGAAGCCTTATCCCCGCAGAGGTGTCTGAGGAGGAGTGGCCGGAGGTCGAGGCGTTCTTGTCCCAGTGTGGAAGCATGCCCAATCTCCGGGGAGGGTCGCACCCGCGATTGGTCGTGAACGGAATCCTGCTGAAGCTTCGCACAGGCATCGCCTGGCGTGACCTCCCCGAGGAGTACGGGTTTTGGCGGAAGGTGCAACGCTGGCAATTCGATTGGATGAAGCGCGGCACCTGGCCCGAACTGGTGGCGCTTCTGAATGAGCGGGGAGGCGGTAGCCCTATCTACCGGGTGCCGCTGGTTCCGCCGCTCGTCATCACGGGGAAGCTGTTCGCGGACCTCATCACGTCCCTGGACGCTGTGCCGGCCGAGAGCTTTAAAGCGGAGAACGGAGTGGGACACGCCCCGTATGGGCTAACCGGCCTCTCCAGCCCAGTTACGTCATACGGTCCGTGTACCTTTAGCCTCACCTACACCGGCTGACCTGCTCTAAGGCGGCTCTGCGCGTGTCCTCAGGGCCGTCTCAGCGACACCAATTATTCTGACGCCATGGATGAGAACCGTGCCCGCCGCGTCGTGGATGCCCTCCGCGAACGCGGCGTGGACGCACACATGGCGAAGGTGAGCGTCTACCAGTTCGGCGTGCGCGTGATGCTCCCCGATGGTCGGCAAGCAGAGTGGGATACAGACAACACCGTCGCGCTAGAAGCGCAGGTGCTTCGGGATGGGGTATTGGTGGGCTTCGTCCCCACGCTCCCGGGCTCCGAGGACTTCGACGAACAGCAGACCATCGACGCGATTCTGACCACGGACTATGACCAGCCGATAGCGACTCGTCGGACTGCGCCGCTGCCGCCCCTGAAGCCGCTGCCGCGCGAGGGCGGCGTGTTCCGCCGGTTCCTCGAAGGGTTCCGGGAGCGCTAGCCGCTTTACAGCGCATGGCCGGCACGGTGCCCTACCCTCTCATGGTCTGCTCACACTGTTTTGCCGATCCTTTACTGAGCGGATTCGAGGGGTGCTCCGTGGTATTGACGGGGCGTCCTTGGTTCTAGAACGCGCGTTCGAACTCATTAGTTCTGACGTGCAACGAACCCAGTCGCTCGGCCCGCTGGTTTATTTGCTACAGCGTGTAATAGTTGCCCCCCGTAAACGCAGGACCCTTATAGATTTAATGAGCATAACCCCCTTGACCTGCGGCGTAAGGCAACGCTTTAGATTTAGGCTCGCTTGTCAAGGGAGATAGGATCGCTTAGAGTAATCCCCATGCGGTCGGCAAACCGGCCCGCGCGGCCCGCAGGGGGCATGACTATTGGTTGGATGGGACATCGGTAGCCATGGGAACCGAACGAGTGATCAAGGCTTCTAATGCCGAGATCGCGGCGCAGCTTGAGGCCGGTAAGACCACGGCCGAACTCGCCGAGAAATACGGTGTGCAGCCTCAGTCGATCAGACGTGTCGCCCGGCTGGCCGGATGGGGCCCTGGGCGTGCCGCCAGCACTCGCGTGCTGCCCTGGCAGGGCATCGGCCCGGCCGCTCACTCGCCCGCTGCGAGGGGTCTCCGTGCGGCGCTCCGCGTTGAGGCTGTAGCCGAAGAGCAGGAGATCAGCCGCGAGGAGGCGGCAGAGCTGGAGCTGAAGGGCCGCAACCTGGTCACCTTCCGGAACTGGAAGGCGGAGCGGGACGCCACGGACACTGTCGTCATGCTTGACCGGGACCTTGGTCCCGACCCCGGCAACCCGGCGTCGCCGGAGCATGGGCTCCTGTACTACGCCAAAAGGCGGCAGGACACGCCCAAGGATCAGTATTACCAGCTGTAACCAGTAAGTCAGCGAAAAGTAAGGGTGCCCGCGTGGAGCGGGTGCCCTTTTTTGTGGGCGCCGGTAGGTAAATTTTGGGTCAACGAAGTGCCTTGTACAGCTTTGAAGTAAGGCCCTAGGGTGTGGTCCACGGCGGACAGCCGACCCGGCAGGGCTCCAGGTCAGGCAGGAAGTTAGCGCATCGGTACGGCCGGACCGCGTCCGGAGAACGGAGTCAGTCAGTGGCGGGGACGGCGGTGCAAGCGGACGTAGTTGTGTCCGCATTGGGCGAAATGAAATGCGCCGTATGCGGGGTGGGTTCGGGCGCAGCCCTAGGCCGCTTTCTCGGTGAGTACCAGCTTCACGTTGACCTCGGCGCGGAAGCGTGGGAGTGGAGCTTTGAACGGTCAACCCTCATCTTCATAGCCGGTAGCCGCACCCTCGCGGAAAGTAGTTATCGTAACTCGATTGACGCAGGCGTACGAGTGCCCTACTGTTCTACTTGTGCCGCTGAGACAGCGGCCGACAGAGGGCTTCTACCGGGCACGACGATTGTCGTCTACGCCGAGTAAAAGAATTCAGGGCCTCCCGCACTAGCGGGTGGGCCCTTTCTTGCGCCCTCTGTGTAACTCACTTGACGCAGGGAGGTCACGTTTGAGTAAGACGGTTGAGGTTGGGGCCCGGCACGAGTTCAGGTCCGGCGAGTACCCCGAGGACACTTTCGGCTTCCAGGCGATCACCACGTCAAGCGGTGACGTGGTCCTGGCGCTGTCCCTCACGGAGGGATCAAGCGTCTTCGCCGAAACGTCGATCACGCTTCCGCAGCTCGACGAGTTCGCCCGGAGCCTCGCGGCAGCGATCCGCCAGGCAAGAGAGCTGGACGAAGCCAAGCGGTACGGCTGGCTCAACGACTACATGCGGTCCGGCATCTTCGAGTTCAAGTCCTCCGAGGACGGGTCCTGACGGCCACACACCGGTCCGTCTCACAGCTCACCACCTGGGCCCGCTGCGGAGAGTCCTACAGGCTCGAACGAGTCGCTAGGGCCCCGCAGACGCCCGCCGCGTGGACACTCCAGGGCACGGCCGTACACGCGGCCGTAGAAGCCTTCGAGCGCTCCGGGCGGGTGATCGGTCATGACGGCGCGCTGGAGGTCTACTACGCGGCTTGGGACGCCGGTCTAGCAGAGATGCAGGCCCGGGAGCCCGACATGTCGAAGTGGCTCACCGGCTCGAAGACGACAGGCTTTACAGATGCTGGCCGGCGCCGCTCGCGCGGAGCCGATCAGGTCATCGGCTACTGCCTTGCTGTCCGGTCAAGTCCGTTCGTGATCTGGGAGTCCCCAGACGGCCCCGCCGTCGAGTTGGAGTTCCGCATCACGCTCGGTGGCGTCGAAGTCGTCGGCTTCATCGACCAGGTTCTAGAAGCCCCTGACGGGGGCTTGCATGTGCGAGACCTCAAGACCGGAACCAAGCTTCCCGACAGCCCGCTTCAGCTCGGCGTCTACGCCGAAGCCATAGAGCAGCAGTACGGGATTCGCCCCCGCTGGGGCGACTACTTCATGTGCAAGAACAACGCACCGACCAAGCCAGCCGACTTGAGCGGCTACACGGCGGACCGTCTGGGCCGCTGGTTCGCGCGGCTGGACCGCGCAGTCAAAGCAGGCGTCTTCATCCCGTCCCCCGGGGACGCCTGCCGAACGTGTGCCGTGGCGCGCTGGTGCGACGCGGTGGGGGAAGACCGAGACACCTACGGAGGCTCAGACCTTGACCCTGAAGTACAACACGTCTCTGAAGTACGGCCCCGGGCATGACGCTCCCTGGCTGACCGTCGAGTCCGACAACGAGGAGGAGCTACACGCCGCGTTGGCGTCGCTCGCGGCTCCGGACTCTGACTTCTTCGCTGTGCTCGGCCGTGCCATCGGCGCGTTCAAGACCGGTGGCGTCCTGGGTGAGGTTCTGGGGGCTCAGGTGCTTCCCCCGGCTCAGGCTTCGGCTGTGCCGGCCGGAGGCTTTACAGCTCCCCCCGCGGTTCCGCAGGGTGGCGGTGAGGCGAAGTACTGCGCTCACGGGCTGCGCAACTTCAAGAGCGGCACCAACAAGAACGGCAAGGCGTACAGCGGCTATTTCTGCTCGGCGAACCAGTGCCCGCCCGAGTGGGGCTGATTCGCTGAATGCTGAGTCTTGCCCGCGCACGCTTCACGCGGGGCTCAGCCGGTGAACCACTTCCCGCAGTCTTCAAGGCCCTCTCCGGCCAAGGTGTCCACTTCCGCCAGGGGCAGCTAGCGCTCATCGCGGCTGCCCCCGGTGTGGGCAAATCCCTGCTCTCCCTCACGCTCGCTATCCGGGCCGGTCTGCCATGCCTGTACTTCTCGGCGGACACGGACCAGGCCACCATGACTATTCGCGCTGCCGCGATGGTCTCGGGCTGGACGACGTGGGACATAGAGCAGGCCCTAGACGCGGGAATGACGGAAACGCTTGATGTGCAGCTACACAAGTGGTCGCACATTCAGTTTGACTTCAAGGCGTCGCCCACGGCGACGGACGTCGAAGAGGAACTGAAAGCGTTCCGTCAGGTTTACGGCGACTGGCCCTCACTCATCGTTGTTGACAACATCTCGAATCTCGACAACGAGCTGAACACGGATGGTTTCCAATCCCTTGAAGGGACCTGTGACTTTCTGCATGAGCTGGCCCGGGAAACCGGCGCTTGTGTGGTCGGTCTTCACCATGTGACAGGCGACTTTGACGACGGCACTAAGCCCCCGTCTCTGTCGTCTCTCCGGGGCAAGGTGTCGAAGGTCCCGGAGTTGGTCTTGGCGCTTCACCGCATCGGCGGAGATTCCTTCGAGGGCTCTCGGTCTATCGGTGTGAGCCCGGTGAAAAACCGGACCGGAAAGTCTGACCCCTCCGGCGGATGGTTCCTTCCGCTGGCTGTCGATCTCGAACGAATGGCGGTGACCGGATGACTAATGGTCGCGCCAGCAAATCCAAGGGCTACCGGGGCGAAACAGAATTCGTCCAGGCTGCCGCCGAACACGGATATGAGGCCGGGCGCAACGGCAACGTCTACGGCAACAAAGACCGGGGCGATATCCACGGAATCCCCGGATGGGTCATTCAGGTCAAGAGCGTAGCCACCCCCAAGATTCCCGAGTTCATCAAGGACGCCGGGGAGCAGGCCAAGAACGCCGGGGTCCGGCTCTACTGCGTCGCGCTCAAGCTCAGAGGCAAGCACATGCGGGATGGGGTCATTCTCATGCCCGTTGGCCAGTGGTTCGAGATCGTGAAGGAACTGGAGGAGTTGCGCAATGACAAAGAAGCGCTCACAAGGCTTCTCCGCTCCGAAGCTTGACATCGCTCAGGTACTCGAACATTACGGCGCATCGCACGTCCCAGAGGGCCGGGAACGGCCCATGCGATGCCCCTTTCACGGGGAGGACCGATCGCCTTCCGGCTCGGTCAACACGGATACCGGGCTGTTCTTTTGCTTCACCTGTGGAATCGGTGGGGACGGTTGGGCACTCATTCAGGCAAGGGAGGGATTGAGCTTTCGTGAAGCTCGCGAGTTCGCGGCTGGCGTATTTGGCGCAGGCGACGGAGACATACAGCAAGGCCCTTCGCGGGTCACCCGCCGACGAGTATTTGACGACGATGCGGGGACTGAGCGCGGACAGCAAGACATATTTTCGGCTGGGCTACGTCGCCGACCCTTTGCCGGGTCATGAGAAGTACCGGGGTCACCTGGCAGTTCCCTATGTGACTAGGGCCGGGATCGTGGCTACGAGGTTCCGTCGCATCGGCGACGGCACAGGCCCCAAGTACCTATCCGAACCCGGGGAAGAATCCCGCCTCTACCACCCTGAGGGCTTCTTTCGGCACGAACGCTATATCTGCCTCTGCGAAGGCGAGATAGACACGATGACCGCCTTTCAGGTCGGGCTACCGGCCGTGGGCGTACCGGGTGCGAATTCGTGGGCCCGGTTCTTCTACCGGGCCTTTGACGGCTACGACGCCGTGTTCATCCTCGCCGACCAGGACGACAAGGGAGCCGGGCAGGGCTTCGCCGAGAAGGTAGCTGGCCAGATCAAGGCCGCTCGCATCATCCCCATGACCCATCAGGGCCAGGGCCACGACGTCAATTCGCTCGTCATGGAGCACGGCGCGGAAGCGCTGATATCGAAGATAGGAGTCGAGCTTTGAGTATCAAATACCCGCCTGGCCTGATGAACTTCGGGATCTCGTCGTCTGATCTGGGCTTGGCCGTGAACATATTCCTGTTCGGCGCGGTCGAGCGCATCAGCGGGACTGGCGCAGAGCAGTACGAGAAGCGCGACAAGAACGGCAACCCCTTCCAGGCGTTCGAGGAGATGACCCCGCTCGAACTCATCAAGATGGCCCGGGAAGAGGTTCAAGACCTGGGCGTCTACGCGGCGATGACGGATCTCCGGTTGGCCCGGATGCAAGCGGCCCTCGCCCGGTCGGTCGTGGGTGATGCCCGATGAGTGACATCCGGGTTGAGCTGGACTTGGAACCGGCAGCCCTCGCCGGTATCTACCGGTGGATGAGCTGGCCCCTGGCCCTGTGCGAGGAATCCACGCCTACGGCGGATGACCTCACGGAGCTGGTGACACACGTGGTGACGGAGGTTGCCGCTGTTGACCCCGGCTCGTACGTCTCGCTCGGCCGAGTGCTGGCCATCCGAGACACGGAGATGCCCGACGCGATCGAGGTCGCGCTAGTCATCGGCGTTGCCTGGATCGGCGACGACAACGACCCCGACGCCGCGCCGGCCAACCGCTTTACAGCAGGCGCCGCGGACTGGACCCACGACATTCTGAACGAGGGGGAGAGCAAGTGAGCGACTGGAAGACGATTCTTTGCCTGCCGGACTACCAGGTTCCCTATCATGACGCGCGGCTGGTCCGGACGCTGACGCGGCTGGTGGGCGACCTTCAGCCGGACAAGGTCGTTCACGTCGGGGATTTCCTCGACAGCCCGGAGCCGTCGCGCTGGAACAAGGGCGCGGCGGGTGAGTACGCCGGGACCCTTCAGAAGTCGCTCGATCAGGCGTCGGACGTCCTCATAGACCTGCGGGTGGTGTATGACGGCCCGATCGTGCTGAAGCTGGGCAACCACGACCGGCGCATTCAGGACTACGTCCGCCGGTACGCCCCGGCGCTAGCGCCCCTGAGAGCCCTGGACTTCGGGCGGCTCATCGGTGCTGACCGCCTGAACGTGGAGATCTGCCACGGCGTCTATGAGGTCGCCCCCGGCTGGCTCGTCGCCCACGGCGATGAGGGTTCGTTGTCGCGGTACGCGGGCGGCACGGCCGCCGGTCTGGCTCAGAAGTTCGGCAAGAGCGTGGTCTGTGGGCACACGCACCGCGCGGGCCTGATCCCCCACTCGACCGGCTACAACGGCCGGACCCGGGCTCTGTTCGGGATGGAGGTCGGACACGCCATGGACCTGAAGCGCGCGGGCTACCTGAAGGCCGGGGCCGCCAACTGGCAACAGGCTTTCGGGATCTTGAGGACGAACGGCAAGACCACCATCCCGACCCTTATCCCTGTGGTTGATCGGCGGTTCACCTTTGACGGCGCCGTCTACGACGTGAAGTGAGGTGAGCTGTTGCTGACGCATGACGACTATGAGCGGGTGTCCGAGATCGTGAAGCGGGCCGCACGCGGCCTCGCGAAGTCTTGGCCGGGCATCGACGGGGAGGACATCGAGCAAGAGATCTGGGTGGGCCTGGTCAAGGACTGGCCCAAGCTCCCGGATGACGACGGCCTGATTCGGCATCGCGCCTGGAAGCACGGCCTGAAGTACTGCCACGACGAGCGGTATTTCTATACGCTGCGTTCGGCGGAGTGGGTCTACACCCCGAGCGAGGTGCGGGCCCTGTTCCGGGACTGCTTCTTTGACCCGGTGTGGTGGGAGGACATGCCCACGAAGGAGGCGGACAACTCCCTCAAGGCCGGGGGCGTGGTGGTGCTTCTCTGGGACCTGCGGAACGTCTGGGACTCGCTGAGCGACGACCAGCGGGAGGACATTGCCCGCGTGTACCGGGACCAGGTCGAAGTGACCTCGGCGGAGCGGAAGGCGTGCCAGAGGGCTGTTGATGTCGCTACGGAGAAGCTGAACCGGCGCATGGAGTTTCAGACGTTGGTCCGCCGTGGTGTGGACGCGGACCGGGAGGCGCTTCGAGTGTGAGCCGGCCGCGAGCTGTAAAGCGAACCGCGGAGCCCCCTAGCCTTCGGGCCGGGGGGCTCTTTTGCGCTCTTGACGAGACGCCGTTCCCCCGTGAGGCTCCATAGGGCGCAACATTCGACAACCTTCGAGGCAGGGGACAGGCAATGCACCTAACATTCATCGGCAAGGACCCGGAGTCGAATCCGAACGGCTCGCCAACCGTGTACCGCACGGACCGAGGAACCTGGGTGGTGCAGGGCTGGGACGTCAGTGATCCCGCTGTGCTCGCCCAGATGAACATCCCCGAGGGCGAGACGTGCGTGGAGATCCCGGATCGGATGCTTCAGTTCTTCAGTCAGGAAGGTCATGGAGTCGATCAGTGAGGGTGAGTTCGGCGAGCTGCTGACCACGTTCAAGCGCGATGCGATCCACCTCGAACAGCGGGACGCCTACGGCACTGAGATTGAACTGCCGTATATGGCGAAGTGGGCGGCCGGGGAACCGGATGACCTGGCGTGGCTTAACGAGTGGTGCGAGTCGCTGCGGGAGCATGTTGCGGCTGGCCGGTCGGTGCGGCGTGCCCGCATCGTCTCCGAACCTTTGAGTGACTATCAGCGCTGGTCGTACAGCATCGCTCAGCCGATGGTCGATGCTGGCGAAGATATCCGTTGGGTTCCTCGCCGCCGGGTGTCGTTGCTAGCCCTGCCGGGGAACGACTACTACCTGTTTGACGATCGACTTGCCGTGTTCCTGATCTACGCGGGTAGTGGGCTCGCGGTCGATCGGCTCGCTTCCACTGATCCCGCCGACCTGAAGCTATGCAGATCGGCGTTCGAAGAGGTGTGGAAGCTGTCCATCCCGCACCGTGACTACGAAGCCGTCTAGCGCTGCGCAGCAAGCGCGCGAGGCACTTGGGGTTCGTCTGCGCGATCTGCGCAAAGACGCTGGCCTGACTGCCCGTGCGCTTGCTGCGCAGACCGGCATTCACTACACGCGGATCAGCAAGGTTGAGAACGGTTCCGTCTCCCCCTCTGAGCACGAGGTTCATACCTGGTGCCGGGCGTGCGGGTCTGAGGACCAGGACCCGGACCTTATCGCCACTCTGCGGACCGTTGAGTCAGCCTACGTCGAGCACCGACGCCAGAGCCGATCAGGCATGAAGCGCGTCCTTGGTGCGCATACGCCCCAGCTCTACGAACAGACCCAGGTGTTCCGGATCTATGAACACAACGTCGTGCCGGGGCTGTTCCAGACGGCTGACTACACCCGGTCCATGCTGGAGTTCTGGATCAGGTTTCTCAACACCCCGAACGACGTTGACGAAGCGCTGGCCGTCCGCGTTCAGCGTCAACAGGTGATCTACCGGCCGGATAAGCGTTTCTTCGTCGTGCTGGAAGAACAGGCGCTTCGGACCTGGTTCGGGAGCGCGGAAGTCCAGGCCGGTCAGCTTGACCGGTTGTTGACTGTGATGGCCCTGCCGAACGTGTCGCTAGGGATCATTCCCTTGATGATTGAGCGTGACGGTGTTGCCTCCGCTGGGTTCTGGATCTTCGATGATCTGCTTGTCGCGTTGGAGACTCCGACAGCTGGTATCGAGGTGACCCGCCCTCAGGAGATCGGGCTCTATGCCCGCATGTTTGACCACATGAAGGCTTCCGCCGTCTATGGCTCAAGCGCCCGTGCGCTAATCACACGAGCGTCCGAGGAGACCATGAATGGTCGCGAGTACGGGTGACCGATAGGCAACATCTGTCAACTTCGTAGACGCGGTCTCAGTGCCCTTCTTAACGTCGGACCATGACGCAGAGGAGCGCGAGCGCACCCACGAGTGAAGAGAACCCCACCCCTCGCGGCGTCCTAGCGCTGCTTGCGGAGGAACCCTCCTATCTGCCCCTGCGGACGGTACGGCTTCCTGACGGGCTGACCCTCGGCGAGGTCACCTCGGGCGACCTGATCGGGGTTGAAGGCCGTTGGTATCCGGTCCTCGGGTGCACGTCGGTCAACGGCTGGGTCACGGTGGACCGGTCCGGCGCAACGAATCTGACGGCGCACGAGTCCACGCCTGTCTACCTCGCGCGCAGGGAGCCGGTCCGTGAACCGGTGGCCCAGGGCCAGCGGCCATGAGCGGGACGGCGGCAACCGCGAGAGCGCGGGACCTCAAGGCCGGTCAACGCGTCTACATCGGCCACCTCAAGGCCTGGTACAGCCTGGCCGCTGACGCCAAGACGCATCGTCTCTCAAAGGACGTGATCCGGCTGGAGTTCAGCCAGATACCCGATGAGTACCGCCACGCCAACACGGCTATGCGGGTCCGGCCGCCGCGCCGAAGGGTCGGCGCCGACGCCGGCCGCGAGCTGTAAAGCGCGCCGCGGCCTCTTGAACCACCCGCCTGCTCGTAGCTTCCCCCCGTGGCGCGGGCGGGCGGGTGTTCCACAACCACCCCCGAAGGAACGAAGCCCGTTGAGCGAGAAGAACGCCCCGCCGAACATCAGCGGGATTCCGCAGTTGGACGCCTACCTTGCAACGCGCCTGACTGACGAGGAGCAGGAGCAGATGCGGCAGACCTACGTCGATGGAGACCCGGAGGGCAGTCAGGCGATCGTGAACAAGGCGAACATCCGCAACGAGAACAAGAGCTAGAGCCGTGGTTTACGAACCGCCGCCGAATCCTGACGACTGGATCTGTGACGCACTGCCCTCGCGCCACATATCCGCGTCAGCGGACACGCGTCATGCGGCTCCTTCCCGCCAGGAGGCGCCGCATCCATGGGCGGCGCTGATTGCCTTCCGGAACACCTACAGAGCCCGTCACGGCGCACCAGTGCGCTATTAGACCCCCGTCCGTCCGATGGTCCCCCCGACTTCGGGCGGGCGGGTTCATGTCCTGCCCGGCCACGCAAGGGAGAGCACATGAACAGGAAAGCAATCGCGACGCTCGTCCTTGCCGGATTGGTCATTGTCGCCACAAGCGGCGCGTCCGGCGGGTGCGGCAGCGGCGGCGACGGAGGCACGTCTGCACCTGCGGTGGGAGCAGGCGGCGAACAGTCCCCGCTGCCCGAGGAACACAGCTCCAGCTCCGCCGAGGAGACCCCCAACGGGCCGAGCGAATCGCCGGACGAGGGACACGACCCGTGCAACGCCCACCTGTCGCCGATCACGGTAGGTCACAAAGTGTCGGCAACCCTGACGGTCGGGCCGTGCGCCGACCAGCCCGAGGAGTACAGCGGGTCTTTGACGCTCCAGTACGGAACCGGCGACCTGCCTAACGTGAAGTGGACGACGGCGACTCTGATCCCGATCTACAGTGAGAACGCGACGCAACCGATCTCGGCTCCGTGTCAAGATGCGTATTGGGTGGTCGTGTACGACGCGTCTGGACGCGACGCCCACGGGAAAGACTTCCAGAGCACCCATTCCGTCTTTCTGGAAGAGAACCAATTCCCACGGAAGGCGAACTGTCCATGAGTGAAGATCCCCCCGCCCCTGTCGTGACGCTTGAGGGCGTGCCCGCCGAAACAGGTAGTGCCTTCATCCCCGACTATAAGTTCCCCGGGACCACGCGCCTGCGGACGGCGATCGGCTCGACACTGCTTTTCGCGCTCATCAATGACCCCCGAGTCACTGATCCCGAGGTGCGAGAGCGGTACCAGAGCCATCGTCACGACTTCCAAGACACAGAGCTTGTGGTGAACGGCGAGACCTATCCGGCGGTCGAAGTCCAAGACCCCGAGATCGGTATCCGCGTTCGTGCTGCGACCGTGAACGGCTTCACCGTGGTTACCACGTCCCCGGTTGATCAGGACGTCCCCGGCGTCCGCGTGACGTGGCCGGAGAGTGGCGACGCCGACGCCGGCGAAGCGCTGTAAAGCGCGCGTGTGAGCCGTACCCCACACGCGCTATGCTGGCCCTGCTTCCCGCGCCTTCCTAGCCTTTCGGCCGTGTGGGTAACTTGCTGGCAACCGAGGGGAAGCGCAGAACCCCCGCCCTAGTGGCGGGGGTTTTCTGCTTTCTACCTGCGGGTTAAGAATTCTCTATAACTCACTTGACGCAAGATAGCTGCGGGCCTTATTGTTTTGCCATGCCCGAGGGGGCATGGAAACGGACGGTTGCCAGCATGTCTAAGAGTTTCAGCAAGGGCGAGCGCAAGGCCTCCGGAAAATCTGATCGGGAGTTCCGCCGGATGCGGAAGACGGCCCGAAAGGCGGAGGGGGAGAAGTGAAGGCCCCAAAGAACAAGAAGAAGTCCGCCGGGCGGTACCCGGTCGCGTTGGTGTTCACGCTGCTTGCGGCCGGTGTGTACGTGAACGTGCGGCACGGTGCGGCCCACGGCAAGCCGCTGAAGCTGTATCCGGCGGAGGCCGGGGTCATATCGGCCCTGCCGACGCTGATCACGGCGGCGGCTATTCACCTCCTCGTCCTCACGTTCGAGGGGAAGCGGCGTCCCGCGACGCTCCACGGGTTCATCGCCCGCCTGGGTGTCCTCGGCATCTCTGCGGCAGCGTTCCGGGTCTCTTATGACGCCTGGACGACGGTAAGCAAGGCGGCGGGTATCCGGGGCAGCCTGAGCGGCTATCTCCCCTGGATCACTGAGGGGTTCTTGGCCTTCGCGGTCTATGCGGCGTGGGTGGTGCAGATGCAGAACCGGGATGAGGAAGCGCCGGAGGCGCCTCAGGCTCCTGCCGCGCCGGTCATCCCGAACACGGTGGAAGAGATGCAAGACGAGTGGGCTAAGGAGCCCCCGCAGGCGGAGCCTATGCCCGAGCCTGCGATACCGGAACCGGAGGTAACGAGCCCTTCGGCGAGCCAGTTTCCGGGTCCCGCAGCTCCCGCCCTTCGCGGGGCCGCTGACTTCATGGCCATGGCCAACCAGGCGACGCACCCCAATACCCGCGCCTACTGGATGAGGCTTCACAACGCTCAAGGCAAGACCCAGATCTGAGAGGCGCTGAACGAATGGAAATCGTGATTCGACGGGTGGCTGACGACTTGGACAACACGCAGGACGCGACGGAGACCATTCCGTTCGCCTTCGACGGGATGGACCTTGAGATTGACCTCTCGGAGGCCAACGCTCTTGAGTTCCGGCTGATGATGGCGAGGTACGTGAACGCGGCCCGGCCCCGCGTGAAGAAGGCCCCGAAGGGGAAGGCCCGCAAGTCCGCGTCTGGCTATGACGTGCCGAAGGTGCGGGCCTGGTGGTTCGATGAGTGGGAAACGTTGGGCCTGCCGGAGGCGTCGGACCGAGCCCGTATCCCCAATGTGGTCAGGGACGCAGCGATAGACCACGGCGTGATCCCGCCGCTTCTGCAACTGGCTGCCTGAGAGACAGGGAACCCCCGTGGCTTCGGCTTCGGGGGTTTCTTCGTGCTCTCACACTGTGCCGGCCAGGTGCTTTAAAGGTAGTGGCATGGGTGATTCGGGTTGCTTGGATGTGCGTGGGTCGGGCATCATCACCGACGACAGGCTTTCTACAGAATGGTTGGACCAGTGGCGAAGCGGGTTATCGAAGTTTTTCACGACGACTTGGACGGCGCCGAGGGTGCCAGCACCGTGAAGTTTGGTCTTGACGGCAAGTCGTATGAGATCGACCTCGGGTCGAAGAACGAAAAGGCGCTCAGGAAGGTCCTGGAAAAGTACGTGGCAGCGGCCACCCCGGCACGGGCGAGCGACTCGGCGCCGGGGCGCCGGAAGTACGGCACCGGCCCGGTTCGCCGGGACACGAAGCACATTCGTGCGTGGCTTCGCGGTCAGGGTGTCGAGATCAGCGACCGGGGCCGCATCCCTACGGACCTCATGGACCGCTACCAGGCGGCGAACCCGGGTCGCTGAGGGCAAACGTTGAGGGCCAGCCTTCGGGCTGGCCCTTCTTGGTTTTCAGCTCTTAGCCCTCTGGCCCTCTCGGGCCCTCCGCGCCTTCTTCTTCTGGACTGCCCAATAGATCCATCCTGGGATGCCCACCCAAACCGCAATGAGCGTGATCACGTCAAGGGTCGTTCCCACGGTCCCCCTGGGGTCGGTAGCGCCTGCGAGGCGCGGACAGGCCCCCACTGTATGGCTTGCCGTGCGCGACGTCAGCGTTTCCCGAGCACGCCGACCTAGGCAAGCTCGGTCGAGTAGACCTCCGGCGTTGGGTGGCTCGCCTCTTGACGCGACAGGTGTCGCTGGGCGTTGAACTCCGCATCAGCCTTGATGTCTGCACCGCGAGAGTGAGCACCGCACTCACAGCGCCAGTGATATATCGGCGGATTGAATGGACGGCTAGGCAGGCTGCTCGCTTGCGGCCCGGCGCCGATGAGCGTCCGCAGAACCTTCCCGATCACACCTGGTCTCCTGTCTCTTTTACCAGAGCCCGTCTTGGCCTACGGCTTCGGCGTGGCGCTCCAGCTTGATTGGGACCATGAGGCCCCGGAAGTAAGGCCCATACTTCACGAGTATCGGTTCCTCGGGGTCACGAATCATCCAAGCGGCCCGGCGTTCGCTCTTGTCCGACTTCACCAGCCGGAAGCGGGACGTGAGGCCCATGTCCAACACGAACACGCTCGACGGGTCCTCGTAGCGCTCGAACAATGCGGCCAGGCCGCGCCAGGCGGCATCCGGGGTCATGCCGGTGGCGTCCTCCACGGCCTCACGGGACGAGCCGATCTGTAGCACCAGCCCGTCACCGGGGAACCAGGACAGCACGACGTCTTGCTTCGGGTGCTGGCGACAAAACGAGGTCACGGCATCGAGCCCTTCGCGGGGGATCTCGATCCTGACGGTTCCGCGGTTCGCTTTAAAGCCTTCGGCCGGCGTCCAGTCGTACGCGGCGGCGTACGGGTCGCCCCCGAGGATCGTCACGCCGTCGGCGTCCACGGTGAAAAGGACGCTGCGGATGGTGGCGTTCTTCTTGTGGACGTGGGCGACGTTGCCCGCAACGCGGCAAAGCGCGGCGGCGTCCATGGTCCAGGTGGCTTGAGGCTCGCTCAGGGCCATCCTCCTATCAGACGAGAAAGGCCCCGCCGAAGCGGGGCCATCTAGGGGGCGTCTATCTCATGTGCTCGGGCCGGTCATTGGCCTTGGCGAACAGGTCCGCGACCATGGCCGGATCGGCCAAGCTGGGGTCATAGAACGCGTCTGTGTAGCTGGGTCGCTGCTTGCGTTCGTCCAGGACCGCGCGCAGCGCCTTGACGGGCTCTAACCGCTCGTTGCGACGCTCGCAGTGCCTCAGCGTGGTGCAGTAGATAGAGGTGTCACACGCGTACTCGTGGTCACGGATGATCCGTGCCTCTTGCTGGTCGAGCCACGCATAGAGCTCGCGGTCATTCACAGTCGGCCCCGTAGCGCTGGGGGAAGTCGAGGGCGCACTCATCGCACACGAACTCGTCGTCCAGCTCGGAGAGGATGCCGTGCTCGGTCCAGTTGCCACACTCGGAGCACTGATCCAAGCCGTCCGGTTCGTCTACCTCGTACTCTCCCAAGTCGTCACAGTCGCCTATGGTGAACAACCTCCTTCGCAGCAGTCCGGGTAGCAGGCCAGGCAGCATGCGCAGTCTCCGCAGAAGTCCACGCCGCATTCGTAGACGACGGAGGCCCGCGACTGGCGGGCCTCTCGCACCATCTGTTCAACTGTCCGGGCTTGGACGATTGCCATCCCTAGCCCGCCCTCTGTAAAGCTCCCCGCCGGCCTAGTCGTGGTCGTACCAAGCAACGTCGATGCCCCCGGCCGTCACGGTGATGATGGCGTGGTCTCCGAAGGCCGCCCTCAGGACGTGGTCGGCGGAGCCAGACCGAATCGCCTTGCTCAGGGCCTCCGCGAGCGCGTTCACCTCGGGGTAGAGGCCGTGCCGCGTCACGAACCGGCCGGTCCGGTCGTCCCACCGCTGCGTGCCCATCGTCGGGTGGTAGTCGCCCACCTCGAAGCCGTCCCCGTCGAAGTCGTCCGGGTCCTCCGGGTCCGCGTCGGCAACGGTCTGCACCCACACGTCGTAGGCGGAGAACTCGCACGGCTCCCCGTCGTTGAAGTACGGGACGTACTGACGCCAGCCGAACGCCTTCACATCCTGGTGGCCGACGAGCGGCCGGAGCAGATCGGCGAACTCCTCATCGGTGAGGACCGGGACCCGGTCGCGCTTGTTGTACGGGTAGACCTCGCCGGACAGGGGGATTCCGTGGAACGTCAGGGCAGGCTTCAAGCTGGGATCTCCTTCAACAGGTGGGACAGGGGGAGGGTTTTGCGCTGCGCGCCGGACATCCACGGCTCAAGTGGCATGCCCTTGATGTAGTCGGTCGGGCTGGGGAGCCAGCCGAGATCTTCGATGATGTGCCGCTCGGCGATGAGCCGGACCGGGATCAACTTCCGGCCGACCTTCAGCGTCG